GCTGGCAAATGATGTTAAAATTTCGCCCACTGCGGTCCACTCTGCTAATGAGTTTCCTTGATATACAGTATTGTATGTCTTTAGTTGCTCATTAGTAATGAATGCATTTGAAATTAAATCAATAGTATTGAAATACTTATTATTTTCAAAGTTGAAGAAAGTTAGTTTTCTTTCAGTTTCTCTACCATAGATATACAAGATATTGATTTGCTGCCCTGGTCTTGGAGGTTCTGCAAATGTAATTGTTGACCCCGTGACAGAATATGCACGATTTCTGATTTGCAAAATACCTTCAATGAAAACTAAAATAGTCCTGTCGTTATTGACAGTTACTGTTTGATTTCCCAACACAGTCCTCATGATGAATGGACCTTTTCTTTCACCATTAAACAAATCAGTTTCTAACTGGATTCTTTCATAATTTGAAATACTATATGCAAAGAATCTAGTATAGTTGACATCATCAAGTCTTCTAGGAGCATCGATGAATACGATTTGGTTTGGTGTTACAGTCCTATCAATATAATAAGATGCAAACGCAGGAATCAATGGTGTCATCTTATTTTCTTGAATGACACCATCTAAAGATACTAGTAAATTCTCTTTTGCATCAAGGACAACATCTGTGCCATCATCATAGTATAAAGAGAATCTAGTAGTTATTCCATCAAATTGCTCTTGGATATTCTTAATCTTTCTAAAGTATTGGTTATTAAGAGCATCATTTTTAAATTTAACTAATCTACCAACAAATTTTTGTGCCTCAATATCTTGATTATTTGCTCTCCTTGGTCCAAGCGGTGCCTTTGCAAATGTTAGTGTAGACCCAGAAACAGTATATGCTACATTAGGTTCTTGGACAATTCCATCAATAGTAATGAATAAATTGTTGATATTACCAACATTTAAAATTCCACTTCCTGGCAATACCATATTAAATGTTGTGGTGCCAACAATATTTCCAGCTTCATCAAAGTCTCCATCGAATGGTTGCTGCAATTCAAATTGATATGATGTTAATTCATCAGTATCAATACCCGAAACTTGGACACTACCTTTACCCCTTACAATATTTGTATCGCGAGTTGTAATGATAGTTTGTGTTAGTTGCTGTTTTGTGCTAACAATTGTTGCTTTGTTTTTTTCTGGGTCCCAGAGATTGAGAATACTAACATTCTCCAATGGTTTTTGACCAGTTGGCATTTGTGTGCTAGCAGTCGCATCGATAGCGACTTCGCCAAACATTTTGAATCCAGCTGGGTGGACAGTTTGCTTAACTAGCTTCTTCCAAATATTAATTGGAGATTTAGACTTTACAACATAAGAATAATCTTGATAGAAGTAAGAATCTGAAATTTTCTGACTATATGCAGATGGTTGACCTTTATTTGTGTCAAAATATCCTGCATTATCAAAGTATGACTTAATTTCAGGATTAAACAACGTGAAAAAGACGTTAGTTACGTCAGCAGACAATCCGAGTAAATTACCTACTACTGGCAATCCCGATTTAAACTCACCAATAACATTTTTTACTTTTAAAATATTTTTTCTTGAATCATATCCATCTTTTGCCAATTGACCTTCAGCAATCAAGAAACCACCTTCATACTGTTTGATGATTTCTCCATTCAAGAAATTCCTTTCACCTAGGTTTGTTACTTGTAAAATTTGATGTGAAGTGAATAGAGATGAAACAGTAGTATCACTATAATATGATGCTCCATTATATGAAACAATTACGTTTGATGGAGCACCAATATTGTTACCAGCAAAATACACCTTAACATCACTCTCCAAAACATAAATTAGAGGCTCAGAAGTAAATACATATTCTTTTTCTAAAATAATAGCAACAATCTCGCCATTATTTCCTAAAACAATATTGAATGGAGGATATACAGGATTGCCATTGTCAATTAGTGCGATTACTGGTTTAGAATATCCTTTACCAGCATCTCCAATAGAAATTGAAAGAATGGTGTTTGTTTCTTCATCATAATTTAAGATTGGATTGCATCTATTAGATAAAGATGGCAAAACTCCAAACGTATTAGGTAATTTCTTATATCCTCTACCTGTATTAACAATTGATACGGTATCAATCTCGCCTTCAGCAAAAATAGAGTTTGTAACATATGAAAATGTGCCAGACCCGTCATATGCTGGAATATCACTTAAATCATAAGCAAATGATAATGCAGATACATAATTAACTGTTTTTTGTCCCTGAAGTGGATCTTCTACTAAAGACAGATATTTGTCGTCAGATTCTACAATACCTGCTTTGTCATAGTAATAATAATTTGTGAAATCTATTTGTTTCTTTTCTGTGTAAGTATTTGTTGGTGATGCGTCTCCAAAACCAAATTTTAAAGAAACATATGAAGTATTTTCATCTCCTGTGCCAGGGAGTAGTGTTCCTTTCTCTGCTTCTGTCGTAATGATGTTTTTGTTTCTACTTGGAGAGAATTCCAAGAAACTACCACCCATAGAAGGGTCACTAGTGATAAATTTATAACGATAGAATTTTTGAATAGGAATAATTGGGTTGGGTGTCCATGGACCCGTATTATTGTCTTTTGAAAATTCAAATTTAAATGTAGATGGAGAAATGACAGAATCTACCCTAACATTTTTTCCAGGAGTGCCATTATCAGTAAATGAAGAGTTAAATGACAATTCTTCGATAGAATCCAAAGACTGATTCAAATCATAAATGACTGTCAGGTATTGAGTATCAGAATCGTAATATTTTACAAAAGGACTGCCCGTAGACCCACCAATTTGATTTCCTTCAATAAACTTATACTGACCTTTATCAAAAGTTACGACATTTCCATTAAAATGATTTGTTCTGGTTGTATTTTCTACTCCCCTGGTTACAGTAAGATTTTTTCCAAATATTGACGTGACTTCAACTTTTTCACGATTAATTTTTAAAATATCTCCCTCAGCAATACCAGAAACATCTGCGAGTGTCAATACAGTGTTATTGATACCAAATCCAACGTGAGTTACCTCGACAAACAAATATGATTGACTTAGAGACCCTACAAGTCTATTCAAGTCTGCATCAGCTACTGCAAGAATATCACCAATTTGATATGAAGACCCTTTATCAGTAATGGCAACGTTTACTACAGCACCATTGGTAACAGTAATAGTTGCTTTTGCATTACCCTCTGCTCCTGGAGCACCGATAAAAGAATCTGCAGGAGTGACAATAAAACCACCAGCATTTCTGGTGCGAGTTTGGTCAGCAAAGAATAACTCTACATCTGCATATACACCATCAGTATAGTCAGCACCACCATTTAGGAGTTTAGTAACACCAATGCCAGTGTCATCAATCGTCGTATTAAGTTGCGGAGCGAATAGTTTTACAGTTTGATAGATTCTCTTCCTAACATGATAGTCTGTGGTGGTGACAGAATCATCTGGTGTGATATCAATCGTTACTTTATCTCCAAGTGTCACACTGTGCTCTGTAGATGTGGTAACTAAACCAATATTGTCGTTTAAATCAAAAATGACGACGTTTTTACTTAATTCATCTACTTGTGAAATGCGAGACCCAATAGTGTCGTCAATAACATCACTTCTTAAGTAGTATTCTGTGCCTACAGTAAAATCACCATCATCTACTCTCACTTTTACTGTGTTAGCACTAATAACTTGCTCTAAAATTAAACCTCTGCCAATTTCACTAGTTGCAACAACTCCATATTCCGAGGCATTGTTTAAAGTGACTGCTTGACCATTAGGCGTAGTAGAAATTTGGAAACTATTGGTTGTTGAATTTATTACATAGTAAATAACGTTAGCAGTAACTCCACTTCCTGTTTCTGGGAATGAAATACCATCGCCATCCTCGAATGGGTTGAAAGCAACATTCAAAGTGTTGGAAGAAATTGATAATACGGTAGCTTCGTCGCCATTTGTCAACTTAATGACAGTATCTGGTGTATAAAAAGATTCTGTATCTACAATTAGGTTTAAAATCCTCAAAGAAGAATTTAATTTATTTACGGTGTCTAAATCTCCAGAGACATTTCTCAAAACAAACTCATTTTCAGAGAAAACATCACCAACCACTTCACCAGTTACATTTGTCCCCTCTTGAGTAACAATAGACTTGTCGAAGAAGTATACAGGATTTTTAGAAGTAATTTTTACTGCTTTAGTCTCTGTAGATTCAATAGACGCAATAGATTTGCCTTTTAATCCAGAAACTTCGGCAACAACACCATCACCATTGCTATTTCTATTATCTAAGAAAACTTTACTTCCAACAGAGAATGTTTCTGGAGAATTTTCTACTAGAGCGGATGTTACAGACCCTTCTTTCGTGGTTTCAATAACTGCAGAAGCAGCGATACCATTATTTGGTGTGATTGCAGTCTTTAAACGTCTTGCTTTTGACGGGACGTTGAGTTGATTAATAGAAGAGTTGTAATTAGACTCAACTGGAATAGAATAGAATCTTTCACCTAAGATATATGGGAATACAGGAATCCCACCAGCACTTACAGTAATGAAGTAAGCATATACACCATTTGGGTAGTCTGGTGTCACACAATAACGACCATTATTCTCATCTAAGTCACCAAAGCGATGCTGATAGTAATAATCAGCAATAAAAGTCCCTAATGGATAAGTTGCCTCATCTGGACCGTCAGAATCGCGTCTATTCTTGATTCTCCAACTGGTTAGCATTCTATCAATGCCAGAAGATGGGTCTAGAGGATTTGCAAATCCATATGGACCATAAATTGGATTGCCATCATATGCATAACCAATAATTGGAGAGTGTGCATTGGGATTTGTATCACCAAGGTTATTTCTCAAAGAAATTGGATTTCCTAAGTGTGCATAACCATATCCAAAAGATTTTATGAAATTTTCAAACAATGCACCATTTTCATTGTCTTTTGTTGTGACTTCAAAGCGATTCTTCTTCCAACGCTTCACAGAAGCGGTAGCTTCAGCACCTTTGCCAACTGCAACGACTTCTACACTCACATTTGCTTGAGTATAGAATTTACCTTCGGCAATTTTGTTGAAACCAACCAATTTACCTTCAGTAGATACGATAGAAGTATATTCTGCTAATCTACCGTTATTCATCTTGTCACGAATGATAATGAGTGGTGGAGATGAATAATATTCGCCTGGGTCAACGATTGTGAGTTGAGTTACCTTATCTTTAGTGACCGTTGCCGTAACAATTGCACCTCTACCAGAAGTAATAGTAACTGCTGGGTTGGAATTGTAGTTTTTACCAGAATTTACAACTTCAATGCGCTCAACAACCTCACCAGAAAGAATTGCTTTGCCAACTGCTTCCTTATCGCCATCAATTAACACAAAAGGTGCTGCTTTATATCCAGTGCCTCTTTCGGTTACTGTAAAACTCTCTACGCCGCCAAATACAACATCATTTGAGTCATAATCTTTATATCCATAAGCAGGGACACCATCTACAAAGACACCAACGTCTCTAGTTGGAGTTGGATACAATTCTGTGTTTCTAATAGACTCTTTACGAATCAATTTTAGGAATTTTTGGTCACTTGGACTTAAATTACCAAAACTACCAATTGGTGTTGATGGAAGACCTGATGAAGCAATATAGAAGTACTGCTCATCTTCGTAAATTGCTTGGACATCCGTCAATACTTCTCCTAATCCAGAAACAGAGCTCTTTGAGGAGTTATTATTGATTAACCATCTTACATCTGATTGAGACTTGTCATAAATTACTGTATTTCTAGTTTCAAACCCAGAATCACTAATTTGGATGTTATCACCCTCTGCAGAGTATGGACTTGACGAAGAAACATTCAAATTATATAAAACACCATAGCAAACAAATCTCACAGTGTATTCTACACCATTTTCTTCATAGGTAGCACTGAGGTTAGCGTAGTTATACACTGGAGTGTTGACTGGATAGTCGCCATTTCCATTTCTACCCTCAATTACAAACTGATTGACGTTTTTATCCTTGTATGTAAACGTCTCACCGCCAATTTGAATCTGACCCTTCTCAGTTTTCCACCCAGTGGTTGAAAATACGTCAATTCTGTTATCAGTATTATCAGAAGGTAGCAATCTGCCTGTTAAAAAAGTTTTTTGTGCTACAGCAAATTCACCAACAATGGTTTCTGGCGCTAAAGCAACTTCATAGATGCTTTCACCATCAAAATTGCCCAAGAAATTGACATTATCAATCGTTGCAAAGGCATTTCCAATATTTACGTTATATGTATCCTCCTCTTGACGCAAAATTTGTCCAATGACCTTATTTGCGTCTCCCGATAGGACTTTTACTCGTAGTGCAAACTTATTAATCCAATCTGAAGTAGATGCCTTGAGTGTATTATCCTTAGGATAGTAAATTGAAGGAATATCTTCAGCATCCTGAGCAACAATCGAGTTAAAGATAAACTTGATTGACTGGTCGGTGCCTTTTGCTCTATAAAACTGTTTGATGTTTTTGATTAGAGTCCTTCTGTCAACTTCTGGTTTAAGTGACTCTTCTGGGAAGGACGCTAAGTATTGCGTTTCGTAGTTTTTAACAAACGCATATAAAAAAAGGTTACTGATGTTATAAACAGTCGCACCACTCAAGTGGTCTTCACCATTTCCGTAATTACCTTGAGTCCAGGTGGACTCATTATATAAATCACCAAGTTTTGTAGTGCCAGAAACATTTCTGACACAATTTTCTAGAGTAGTAGCAGTTTTGGTCTCATAGAAAATGACTTCATCGTCAATTAAGACATAACCATTGGTTTCTGGGAATCCTTCAGAGACAGAAATCGCAATAGTAGTATCGGCCGCGGCAACATTGGCAGTACATGTCGTAAATTCGGATAGTAGACCCTTTTCATAGGTGTCAATATCCGAATATTGTGTTAAATTCTGAATAATGTCAAGAGGTTGTCCCCTTAATTCAAGCTGCTCGTAGTATTTCTGCAAGAATGCAGAAAACTTTGGATATTCAGCGGAAATAAAGTCAGGTAATTGCTTATTGACTAACGCAGAAATTCTTTTCTTAATTGCAGCCATTTAACTACTCTTGAATAATAGTGAATTTACTCTTGGTGATGTCTACATCGAGGAACATCTCTCTAGCGGAGACGATATCATTCTGTGCGGGCATTGCACGAATCTCAATCTTGTCATCATTAAAACTACCTTTAACGATAATCAAGTCATACATTCTTAATTCTCCAGTCCCATAATCTACTTCACCCAAATTGGAGTTTAGGACTTGCTTTTCACCTGATATACTATCTAATTTATACAAGACCAATTTGCCCATTCTGTCTTCAATATAAACTGTATCTAGTGGATATTCTCTAACTGTGAATCCCGTGCTACGAATAGTTGGCTCATCATCTGAGATAATTGAATTCTTAAAACAAATCTCATAATAGAATTTTGAGTTTAGAGCAGGATAGAAGTCCTTTCTCATCTCGATGCTAGTCAAATTAGACATAATCGAGTTGTCAGAGTCGTCGATTACACCTGTAAACTTACTATAACGATATTTTCCATTGAATTTTTCAGTATCAGACAACTCAATGTAGTCTTCAATGTTTTTAATGACTAATGATTTGATTTTATCTGACTTATAAGTGGTCAAATTAGTGTCATAGTAAATATTTGATGTCATCTCGACGTATAAAATCGACGGATCGACGATTTTTGGCGTTACCGAGGCAACACTATACTTTTTCAACTTAGTTTCAAGGTCTTTTTTGGTGTAAGACGTAAGCGCAGTCGCATATTTTGGTTTTACAACGATTTTTACAACGCCATATTCAGGTGGACTGTCCTCTTCACCACCAAATGCTGTAATATCAGCAACAGAAGGGTATAAATTCCTCACAATTGCCTTGTAGTCTTCTGCTGTTACCGCTCTATCTTGTGTAGCGTAGTTTTTAGCAGCGTTAAACTTGATTCTATCTAGACTCTCAGAGTTTTCACCGCCTGATGATGCCTCGATAGTTTGCAAATTCGTCAAGGTGACAGAAAGTGCATTCAAAGTCTGACTGGTTACATCTGGGTCTTCCAATACACCGTTGAAAGAGAAGACCTTTGCACCATTAGTATCAGGACCAGAAGTCGTGAGATAAGAAATCTCTACATACTCACCATTCTCCAACTTCCTGCCGAAGACACCATCGCCAAATTGAATCTCATAATTTTCATCCTCAATCTCAGTTAAGAAGAAGACCTTACTCTGTGGGTCTACATTGAGAATGTTTTCTGCATAGTCATACAACTCAAATGCAGTTGACTGTGCAGACTCGAATACTTTTACGCGAATTGTTGTCGTGTCGATGTTTAAATTACTAAGAAGAAATCTCTGGTTACGAAGAGAAGTGTTTACTGTATGATAATCAGTGACAATATTGCCAGAGAAGATTTCTAGATTGTCTAAGACCGCGTTGCCATTGTTGACTGGCACCCTAACATCATCTAATACACAGTATTGATA